CATTGCTTTCCATTCCGCAGCAGACACGCCGGGCGGAACTTTAGTTACTGGCGTTGCAGCAGCACGCGGCGCGCCGTACAATTCTTCTAGTGTGTTAAGAGTAGACCGCGCCGCTTCAATACCCTGCGTAGGATCAGTCAACGCATCCAATGTCAACTGAAGTTCTACGTTCGAGTTCATTTCTTGCGCGGACATGCCGGTCGCGTTCTTGATAGCGGTAGCCAACAGCTTACGCGAGTTAACAATCTCTGATAGGTATTTAGACGCCGAAGTCCCAAGCGCCTTTTGCACTTCACGCCCCGGAGTAGACGTAGCTAAATAATCCACGACGTTAGCAAAGCCGCCGCGCTTTTCTGACGCAATGGCTTTTTGCTTTTCTAGCTCCTCATACGCGCCACGAATTTTTTTAATTATGGTGCTTACTTGTTTGCGCCCCGGCAGTTTTTCAGCGGCTTTCTTTTCGGTTTCAACAGTCGCGGTAGCGCGGGCGGTTGCTGCCGCTTTAGCTGCCGCTTCTGCGGGCGTTTCACGCGCCGCGCGCGCTTCCGCAGCAACGCGCGGTAAAGGTACCTGAGACGAGCCGGGCATCGGCGACACGTTAGGGTTACGCATCTGAAGCGGCGTGCTTGTGCGCGTCTGCGCCAGCGTCTGTTCCATCGGCGGTGCGCCGCGCAGGCCAGCGGTCTGCGACTGCATAGGCTCACCGCGGTAAACAGCAAACTGCGACTCCGGTGTCCGACCGTCATACGACATCGGCGACACTTCAAAGTCGGCTGGCGCTCCACGCATTTCATTGTCAGTTACGCCGGGCGTATTTGGCGTCACTTGGATGTTGTTCTGCTGCACCCATGCTGCGATCTTGGCGCGGCTTTGTGGCGGCGCAATCGAAATGATCTTATCGTAATCGGATTTGGACATGACGCCCGTTTCCAACGCCGACGCTACTACTAGACCGAGCGAACCCGGTTCGGCAGCAGCAGTCGATTGCGGCGCGGCGCTCATAGGCGCAGCAGCAGGCGCCCGCGGCGCGACAGATGTTTCAGGCGCGTCATATACGGCGCGTTGCTCAGGGTTAAGACCGCCGACAACAACTGACCTAGGCAGTCCTTCTTTAGAAAGTTCCAAGCTGGCAACTGGCGTTGCAAGCGAATATTTGAGTACGTCGTCGGCCTTTGCAATAGTAAGAATTTTTGAGTTTTGGTTCCACTCGTCAGGAAGCGGCAACTCATTTTCAAACGCAGGGATGTTGGTGATAATTTCCTGACGCAAGATGCCGTATCGTGCTTTATCCGCTGGGTTAATAGTAGCCAGCCTGTCCCGATATTGCGCCGTTAAATCTTTAAGATAACTTAACTCTTTTTCGCGGATAGTCGCCGTTTGCGTTTGCACTGCACGCTCTTCAGCAGCCCGCGCAAAATCCATTTCCTGCGCTAAACGCTCTGCCTGACGTTCAGCCGCGCGCTGCTGCGCCACTGTGTTTAGCATCTGGCCCATCTGCGCGGTTACGCGCGCCGGATCGGGAAGCTGTGGGTTGCGCGCCTGAAGGGCTATCATTTGGTTTGCCATGTTCAATTAACCTTTTGGGATACCGCCGGGAGCGCCGCTATTGTAATATTTCATCAGAGCGTTCTGCATTGGATAGTTTGTCGCAATACTGCCAACCTGACCAAGTGCTTGGTTCAGTGCGTTAGCCGAGCCAATGTAGCCAGAGGCGCGTGCAGCGCCAGCGTTGTAGATGTTCGATGCTTCGTTCTGGCCCATCTGTCCAGCAGCGCCTGTAAGCACGTTGGTCGCCGACTGACCTGAACTCATCAGCGATTGCAGCGGGTTAAGACGTGCTGCACGCTCAACCTGATAGCGGTTAAACGCGTTTTGATATTCTTGGCTGGCTAAGTCTTGGCCGAAACGCTGCACACCCTTTAGGGTGGAACCGGACAGCAGATTGCCGCGGGCGGCTGCCGACCGCTCTAGCGCCTTCATGCCTTCCGCTTGGCGGAAAGCATAGCCGGGGTCTTGCTGGAATTGATCGGTGCCAAAGGCTTTCGCCATGCTGCCGTAGCCAGCGGCAGTCTTGTCCCCGCCGATGCCCAGCAACTGCATAATCTCTTGCTGTGCTGTTAAGCCACCTTGGCGAAACGGCTCTTGCAAAGCCTTTTGCTCTTCAAACATACGCTGCTGCGCTGCGGTCGCGTCTTGCGCGGCTTGCGCTTGCACCCTAGATGCTTTTTTAGCTGCGCTAGACGCAATCACTCCGCCGCCGATTGCGCCTGCGGCGCCGATCCCTGCTGCGATTACTGCTGGTGGCATTTCGGTAACTCCATCTTATACAGGTCGTATGCGGACCCAAGTGTATATATCATCTCACCTGTGGGTTGCATACCCCCCTTGCGCGCGTACATATACACGCTAGGGGCGTTAGGGGCAATCCGTGCCCACAGAGTCTCAGCACCGTTTTCTACGGCAAAGTCAATAGTAAATTGACGTGCCTTAGCAGCCCACTTACCGCGGCCTTTCGGCAATATCATCACATGCACTTCGTATACGTTGGGTGATGTCCACGCCAACACGTAACCGCCATGCTCACCCATTAAAAACCAGTTCTTGTCGAACTGGACCGCATCGGTAAAATCTAACTCACCTAAACTCTCCGCGCCTATAAATGGACGAACGTCGGGATGGTTAGCCACCCCGTTGATCCGTTCCACGTCAAAGCAGCGTTCAAGCATTAGCTAACCAGACGGCCTGACGCGCGGATGTTGATGGCGGACGCCGTGCCAGCGATGGTGCTGATGAAGCCATTGTTAGGTAGCACATGACCGACCAGTTCAGGAAACGTATATGTCTCTGATGGCTGGAGCGTCTTGGTCTTGACAATCAAGTTGTCGTTGCCGGCGCTGCCCGCAGCCGTCACAAGGTTGACGCTGATCGTCGCAGCCGACACGCTGTAGTTAGTCGCGGTAAACTTGTCGATGATCGTCTGCACGCCAGTTGACGTGTACTGCGTCACTTGTGTTGCTTCCGCGGTCTTAGCGGGGATGATGTTACTAATAGATACGGCCATATCTTATTCCTTATAACGAAGTAATTGTTTGCCAAGCTGCGCCGCTATATACACAGGCTTTGGCAAGCGTAGTATCAAATACCATAAGACCAGCGGCAGGACTAGATATAGCGTTCTTTTGAACGGTTGTCATGTTGGGTAGACGAAAACCCTTAGTTGTGGACTGTACATCTAAAATTGCAGACGCATTCGCTGTGGCCCCAACTCCGACATTGCCCGATGTATCAACTCGGACACGTTCCGAACCACCAGAAAAGAACGTAATGGGAAGGTAAGTGCCGGCGCCGCGTATACCTGAATTGATACGAAATTCGCTCCCAGCCACTACAATAACTTGCCCTACGCTTGCGGCAACAAAAGTCGGGTCGGTTTCAAGGTTAATACCAACGTTAAACCCTGATGCGCTGGGTACGATTGGAATAACGGTTGCGGATGATGCAGTAGCAGTCTGGATTGCCGTGCGGTTTGCAAATGTACCGTTGGAAAAGTCACCGAGAATGCGTTGTCCAGTACTGCTAAAACGCAAATCGCCGGAGCCAATGTCCAGCTTACTTGCGGGCGTAGCCGTGTTAATTCCTAGTCGGTTATTGGTGTCATCCCAAAACAGGTTAGCGTTGTCTTGCGTATATACACCTGAAGCACCAGCAAACACTACCGAGCCAGCGGTGAATGCAGTAGCCGTACCTGTGCCGCCGTTGGTAACGGGTAGTGTGCCAGACACCTGAGTGGTAAGGCTTACACCAGACAATGTTCCGCCAAGCGTAAGTGAGCCGGTGCTAGTCACAGTACCCGTTAAAGTTATACCGTTGACCGTACCCGTCCCGCTGACACTGGTGACAGTGCCTGAACCTTTGTTATTAAAGGTGGTCCAATCTGTGCTGGTAAGATACCCGTTAACAGATGTTGTTGCGGCAGGCATACTGATGGCAGGCGTCGCGCCGCCGCTGGATACGACAGGGGATGTTCCTGTAACGCTGGTGACAGTCCCCGAACCTTTATTATTAAATGTATTCCAATCTGTACTAGTTAGGTATCCGTTAACAGATGTTGTCGCGGCAGGCATACTGATAGCGGGTGTTGCGCCGCCAGAAGACACAACTGGCGATGTCCCCGTAACGCTGGTGACCGTGCCGGCTGCGCCGGTCAGAACACCAGCAGATAGCGTTAATCCGCCAGCTACACTAATTTCTTCGGCTGCGCCTGTGCTGGCAGTAGTGCGGCCCAACAAGCGGCTGGTAGCCATTGTCAAGCCATTGGCCGAAGCATACGCGCTAGGGGCTACATAGTCAGTTGCGGCGACCGCTGCCGACAATGTGGTTCCGTTGCCTTTTACCAACCCTGTAACCGAGGTGGACAGCGTAATTGCAGGCGTTGTGGTCGGGTTGGCAACAGTTCCGGCAAAGCCGTTTGCGGATACAACTGAAACGCTTGTAACTGTCCCGACGAACGCGTCCGTAGCGTTGATAGTAATTGCGCCCGCACCATTGGTAATGGTGACGTTTGTACCCGCAGTAAGCGTCGCTTTAGTCAACGTATTGCCGGTTGTATTGCCGATCAGAAGTTGACCATCGGTATATGAAGTCTGCCCCGTACCGCCACTAGCTACAGCCAGCGTGCCGCCAAGCGTAAGTGTACCGCTTGTCGTAATTGGTGAGCCTGTAAAAGTCAGCCCTGTTGCGCCGCCAGACGCAGCTACTGAAGTGACAGTACCGCCAAGATCAGGCGGCGTAACGCCAAAAGCATTTTGCAGGCTGTTTAAGCTGCTTTCTAGGCTTGCGACCATACCATCAGAAGTAATTGCGGATGTTTGCGATACAGACGCCAACATGGCGTCGTAGGTAGCCAGCAGAGATGTAGCGTCAGGTGCTAACTCGACTTCATCTTGATTGGTCTGCGTAGCTGTCAGCAGTGATAAAAAGAACCGATACCATTCACGGCTAATCGCGCCTGACCGTGGGTCGATAAACTCGACGCGCGGCGGCGTTAACTGGGTAGGGTTGATTGGCGACAGCGCCATCAGGCGCTTGTCCCACTAATGGCTAGTTCAGCGCCCATGATGTAAATTCGTACAGGGTCTGTCCCAGACACTTCGTAGACGCGGTCGCGTATTTTCATCGTTGCGCCAAGGCGGCGCCAGATGGTGCGGTGTCCAAATTTACCAATCCTGCCCATTGACTTCCAATGTTCGTTTGACCAAGTATGACCGCCGTCATCAGAGAAACGCAGCATAACTTGCGGATTATATCCCGGCGCGGCAGGATAGGCTTCCGTTTCCAGCGCGTATCCGTTATAATCTTCGGCGGGTTGCACTTGGGTAACCAATGGATTATTATTATCGTTGGCTTCCGTGACTAATTGATCAGCGGCTTGTGTAGTCAAATAGCCTTGCACAAACTGCGCCGCAAGAATGTTACCTGATTCAGTGGCAAGGTCTTGGGCATCGTAAGCGGGGTAGGCATTTAGGCCAACGCCAGTTTCACAATCAAGCTGCATTGCGTGCTGAATAGTACGCGTGAGGTTGTTAGCACCCGTTGGCAGCGCGCGCCATGACCGCAACCATTTCTGTGCTGCTCCATCGTCGGCGTACACCTCAAGGTCAAACTCATAAATTTTGCCGTTCTGATAGTCGCCAACAACTGTGGTGCTGTTAAAAAACATCTGGTTGTTAGCGCGGTGACGGTTAAACTCGCCGTTATTAAGCGAAGCGCGTTCATGCCATGCGCCAGTAGCAACATCATACACCCATGTGGTGTTAGCCGATGGAAAATTCAAAACGTAGAAGCTGTGGCCGTCCTGCTGATATGTGTAGCCGGTTGCATCTGAGATGTCAGCGTATTCCTGCAACTGCCATTCGATAGCGTGCGTAGACACACGCTGACCAATGTAGCCAGCAGCCTTGTAAACGATACCTTGACCGCGTGCGTCCTTACCCAGCCAATAAACTTGGTTATCCATTTTGGCAATGCTGTAAGGGGCGGCGCAACCTAATTCGTTAAACGCGCCCTGTATACGGGTCAGCGGAAAGTCGAGTAGCCCTGCGTCATACCAGACTTCGGTTGAGTTTGTACCAAACACCCAGACTTCGCGGTGGTCTACAAAGACTGCAACGACATTGTCGGGGTTGCCTTCGGCGCTGGCAAACTCCAGCGGGTCAACACTGGTTCCATCCAGTAGCTGCGTGACCCAGATTTTCTGGCTGTCAGGTTCGTTGAACGTAAAATAGCCGTCGATGTAGCCAACCGTACCAGCGCCGGGGAAGTCAGGGTCGGTGATCTGCTGAAACACGTCGGTGCTGGCGTTGTAGATGTAGCCTTGCGGGTTAGCTGCAATAAATAGCTGCGTGCCGTTGTCAGCCATGCTGACAGGGCCAGAACCGCCCACACTACCTTTGGCAAACGTGTTCCAGTTGCTGTCTATCTGATATAATATGTTGCCTGATACGGCATAGCCATAGTTGCCATATGTCCACAACCCACGAATAGGGCCTGTACCAATAGTGGCTAGTGTGGTTAGCCCCGGCGCGCGTTGGAGGAACGCGGGTTCCTTGCCGCCTTCTGGAACAATCTCCGGAAACAGGTTAACCATGCGGTTGTCAGCGGCGTTGACGCTTCTAGCGACATACGCCGACCCAAGGATCGGCGTTTTCATTTACGTTGTTACCGCTTTGATTACTGCAAAGGAAATTACAATAGCTTCGCTCAATGAGCCAGCGGTAATGTTCCGCACGTTAATGCTGGCTGAACCCGCGGCGGACTGAGCATTAAGTAGGTAAGATCCTGCCGTGCCGCCGCTGATGTGGTTCATTATTAAAATATCGTTTGCCTCAATAACAGTGTTGGTTAGCGTAAAGCTGACCGTAGTATCTGCGGCAAGCGCGGCGGCGTTTAGTGTAATCTGGCCGGTTGACTTGCTCAACGTCACGCCGGTTGCCTTGCTGGTAGCTTGGGTAACCGTTCCGCCAGAGCCGGTTGCGTAGCCATGTTTTCCAGTGCTGCTGATAACAATGTTTCCTGTAACGCTTAAACTTGTACCAGTTGCGGCGCCAAGCACAGGTGTTGTCAACACCATCGAGGTGCTGGTGCAATTCGACAGGTTACCGCTGGCCGGCGTTCCTAGCGCGGGCGTAACAAACGCTGGGCTAGTGAATAGGTTGGTTACGGATAATTGTTTGGTTGTATTAGTCGTGGCCTGAACAATCGGCAACACATCAGCGCCCGCTTGCGAAGCGGCAACAGGCAGCGCGGAGATAGCAATATTAGTCATTTAGTAATTCCCTGCATAAATGTTAAAGCGTTGGCGTGAAGCAATAAGGCTGTATGGTATCGACATTATGTCATCAGGGTTGTTGATGCGCTTGATGTTACGCTTTGAGGACATAGCAATGCGGCGAACCTGTGCCGACGGCTCTTCACCAAACTCAGGCGCCATTTCGCACGCCAAGTTATAGCGGAACGCACGCAAATAGCCGGGAGGAAAACTTAAAGTTGTTGCCAGCGTTGCAGGCTGGGTAAGTTCTTCAACAGAAATGAAATGCCATTCCAGATCGCGTGTGGGCTTTGGATAGATGTACATTTCAATGTCAGGATACGTCATGTTGATAAACAGAACTTGCGGGTATGTAGACGTTACGGTCTTGACCGCAATGCCGTTATACTGCTGCTGGTTAATCATTTTGATGCCGTAGCTGACGTTCGTGCTGGGGTCGCGGAAATAGGTGCTGTCATCCAGCAACACTGGACGATTGCCTACAAAGTTGCCTGTTGGCCCCAGCGTGCGTGAAAGTTGACCTGACGGCCATGTAAATACTTGGTCTTGTGTCGAGAAGACGGACAGGCGCTCTGTGTTCCAGCTATCAATCATCTGGTTCATGGCGCGCAGTGCGTCCTGCGACGTTTCAGCCGATGGAACTTCGCCTTCTGCCAGAACACCTAGCAGTCTAAGCGAACCGTTAATTATGTC